GTTACAGATATAGGAAAAGGTGTCCTTGATGTTGGTAAAGATGTAGGTAAATCAGTTACTAAGACTACAACAGACCTAAGAAACACGTTAGGTACAGGGGTAACCAACCTAAAAAATAATACTCTAGGACTTGGTGAAGATATTAAAGGTGGACTAAAGTATTACAAAACTCAAATAGCAGAAAAAATGGGGGGCGGTGGTATGATAAATGCATTAACACCGAAAGATGGCCCCGGTAGTACTAGAACACCGGGAGAATCTGCAACAATGGGTCAAGGTGGGCGACAAAATATGAGAGGTTCGGACTTACTTGCTACTACTAAAAAGAATACTGTAGGTTCAGGTGGTAAAAGAAAACTAAGAAAGATTCAAAAGAAGGGGTCATCAGGTGCTAGAGTATGAAGAATGTTTATGAAGGTGCTCAACTTAAGAGTCTATATGAACAAGGATTTTCCCAAAGGGAAGCTTACCTTAATAGGGCTAGAGAGTGTGCTAAACTAACAATACCTACCTTACTCAAAGACCAAGGTTCAAATTGGACTACTACCTTCCAAACCCCCTATCAAAGTATTGGAGCAAGAGGTGTCAATCACCTAGCAAGTAAACTTTTGTTAACTCTTCTCCCACCTAACTCTCCATTCTTTAGACTAACCATTGATGATTTTGATATAGAAGAGTTAGTCGGCCCAGAACAAAGGGGAGCAGTTGAAGAAGGGTTTGCAAAGATTGAACGCTCGGCTATGAATGAGATAGAAACAGAAGCCTACCGTGTCCCAGTATTTGAAGCATTAAAACATTTAATAACTACAGGTAATTGCCTTCTCTATCTACCAGAAGAAGGTGGTATGAGAGTGTTCCACTTGGATAGGTTTGTATGCAAACGTGATCCAATGGGTAAACTACTTTACATAATAACTAAAGAATCACTAGATGCAAAAACTGTACCGGAAAACGCAAGAGTAGCTCTAGGGCTTCCTTCACCACAGGAACTTTCCCCTGAGTCTCCTGACAAGCCCTATGAGCTATTTACTTATGTGTGCAATAAGGGAAAGTATTGGCACATACACCAAGAAATAGGATCTACTATTATCCCCGAATCCTTCGGCAAATTTCCTATTGATAAGAACCCATTTATTCCACTACGTTTTAGTAGAGTTGATGGAGAGTCTTATGGTCGAGGGTTAGTAGAAGAGTACCTTGGGGATCTTAAGTCACTTGAAGCACTATCTCAAGCTATTGTGGAGGGATCTGCGGCTGCTTCCAAAGTATTATTCTTAGTTAGACCTAATGGTACTACTAGAATAAAAACAATAGCTGATGCACCAAGCGGTGCAATAGTACAAGGTGATAAAAATGACGTATCTACATTGCAAGTTGATAAGTTTAATGACTTTAGAATTGCACAGGATATGTTAAGAGATATACAAGAAAGGTTAGCTGCGGCTTTCCTTCTTAATTCCTCTGTTCAAAGGAACGCTGAAAGAGTAACAGCAGAAGAAATACGCTTCATGGCACAAGAATTAGAAAGTGCTCTTGGTGGTGTGTACTCTGTTCTCTCTCAAGAGTTCCAATTACCACTGATCAATATTCTTCTTGGTAAAATGGTTAAGAAGAAGAAGATGCCTAAGTTTCCAAAAGAGTCAGTTAAACCACAGATTGTTACTGGTATGGAAGCGTTAGGTCGTGGTCAAGATCTAAACAAACTATCTCAATTCTTAGAGTACCTAACTCCACTAGGGCCAGAAGTGTTATCACAGAAATTAAACATTGATGATTACATGGATAGACTAGGAGCATCTCTTGGTATTGACACAGGAGGTTTGATCAAGACTGATGAACAGATTCAACAGGAACAAGCAGAAGCCCAACAAGCACAGCAAGCACAAATGGAGCAAGCACAGCAAGCACAAATGCAAGCTGATGTTATTAAAGGAGCAACGCCAAATATGGTCAAAGGTATGAATGATCAGATGGCTAATAATCCTGAGATGGCTCAACAAATGCAAGAAGCTATGACACAACAAATGGGTAATGCATAATTAACACACAGTAAGAAGGAAACATAATGACAGAAGAAGTTCAAACATATGGAGGAGAAGGTACAAATCAAGTAGGATCATCAGAACATGTACATAACATGTTTGCTAAAATGGAGGAACCTATTCAACCTAGTGACCAATCAGAAGAACTGTACACTAGAAATGATGATAGACCTGAGTGGCTCCCTGAAAAATTCAGTTCTGCTGAAGAGTTAGCACAAGCATACAATAATTTAGAACGACAATTCCATTCAAGTTCAGAAGAAAGACAGCAACAAGCAGAGCAAGAGAGATTCCAAAATGAGGAAGCTCCAGAAATAATGAACACCACGCCCTCTCAAGTACACAAACTACTTGATGATAGGGGATTAGACTTTAGTGTGTTTCAAGATGAGTATAATGAGACAGGTACCTTATCTAAGGAAGCAATAAAAGCTCTTGATGAACAAGGAATATCCGAACAGATGGTTTCCACTTGGTTAGAAGGCCAAGAAGCTGTAGCTGAACAAGCTGTTGAACACCTATATAACGAGGTAGGTGGAGAGGAGAATTATAATCTGATGATGGAGTGGGCAGCAGACAACCTACAACCTTGGGAAGTTGAAGCTTACAATAAACAAATTGAAAACCTAGATGCAAACACTAACTTTGCTATACTAGGTATGCAAGCTCGTTATCAAAATTCGGTGGGTATACCACCAAACCTACTGTCTGGTGATGTAGGAGAGGACATAGCTCCTCGCTTTGAATCACTAGCAGAACTTACTTCGGCAATGAGCGATCCGAAGTATGGACAAGATCCAGCTTACCGTGCACGTGTGGCACAGAAGTTGAGATTTTCAAGTGTGCTCTAACAAAGAAACAAAGGACAAAACCAAAAAGTAAGACCTAGCCCTATGCGTAGGATAACTTTGTACCGAACCTTGTGAGACCGAGATTTCCGAGTTATTAACCAATAACCCTTAATCTAAGGAAAAACAATATGGCACAAGACTATACCGCAATTCATAGGGCGGGTGTGGATAATGCAACAACTGGATCTACTGGTCAAGGTCGTGCATTATTCCTCAAGCTGTATGCAGGAGAAGTGCTTACAGCGTTCCAATCTAAGAATATCATGATGCCTTTGCATCGTGTGCGAACAATATCAAAAGGTAAGTCAGCCCAGTTTCCGATGACAGGTAAGTACCGTGATGCGGGTTACCATACACCGGGAAAGGAAATCGTACCGACTGCTGCCAAGCAGGGTGAGAGAATCGTTTCGATTGATGACCTGTTAGTTAATGCTCAGTTCATTCCGAACATTGACGAAGCAATGTCTCATTATGACATACGTTCTATATACACTCAGGAGGCAGGATTTGGTCTCGGTAAAGTTGCTGACCAAAATATCTTGAGACTCGCAATTAAAGGTGCTTTGTGTGAATCAGCTACTATGGCTGGTCTCACCGCAGGTGCACCAATGATTCAAGAGTACTCATCATTTGCAGATGAGGATTTCACCCAGAATGTTGTCATTGGGGCAACTGCTGGAGCAACCTCAGATATTGCTAAATCCAGAGAGCCTCAGTCTATTGCACAGGCAATCATGGATGCAAAGCGTATCCTGCAAAATGCGGATGTACCCGGTGAACCTTTCGTTGTTTTAAACAATGATACATATTTCGATATGTTTAAGGTCTCAGGATCAAATCCACTTAATGACCTAGTTATCTTCAACCGTGATATAGGTGGAACTGGTAGCCCAATGACAGGTGCAGTCCCTCAAATCTTAGGGATGCCTGTGTATGTGACTAACCACCTTGGTTCATTTAGTGTTGGAACAACTACTTGGAACTCCGCTTTATGGACTATTGCGGGTAACGTAGGTCAACATAAAACTGGAACAACTGCATGGGGTTCAGATCAACCTTTACTTGGTGAATCTTTTCGTACTACTCAGTATGACACAGGTAGTACTGATCACAATGCATGGACTACAGAAGTAACTAATAACAACGCTACTGCTGGAACGAGGATTACAGCGAGAATATCCGCTGTTGCCCAACGTGTCATTGGATTAGTAATGACAATGGATGCAGTTGCTACATGTAAGTTAATGGATCTTTCCGTTGAGTCTGAGTACCAGATCAACAGACAAGGTACATTGATGGTATCTAAGTATGCAATGGGACACAACGTGTTGCGCCCTGCGTGTTCAGTTGCTTTGATCCAAGGACTATAAGATCAAGGTAATTCTTTTTGGGAGTACTCTTTAATTAGGGTACTCCCTTTTTTTTACTACATTAGAAAGGTAACATGAGTCTAAATAGAATGACTGAATTAGAGGCAGTCAATACCATGTTGGTAACGATTGGAGAACAGCCAGTTTCTAGTTTAGATAACTTAGCAGGACTTCAAGATGCCAGTATTGCTAAACAGATACTCTCTAACATCTCACGTGCAGTACAATCTAAGGGATGGGTATTCAATTTAGATCTTCAAGTTACATACACACCAGATGCAAATGGGGAAATAGTTTTAGGATCAAATGTTTTACGAATTGATACAACATCTAAAGTTAGAAGCTCAACCAAAGACATAGTTGAACGAGGTGGTAAACTGTATGATAGAGAGAACAATACAAGTGTATTCACTGATAGCGTAAAGGTAGATAGAGTAATTGTTTTAAACTTTGATGATCTACCAGAGGCCGCACGGAGGTACATAGCAGCTAGATCTGCCCGTGTATTTCATGATAGGGTAGTGGGATCAGGTGAGTTACATAGGTTCTTTCAGGAAGATGAACAGTTTGCTTGGGCAGAGTTATTAGAGTATGAAGCGGAGGTAGGAGACTACACCATCTTTGATGACTATGATGTATACAGGGTAATAGAGAGAGACATAGGTAAGTTAAGACAAACTACTACTACAACAACATAAAATGGCATTAATATCAGGAACAATTCCAAGTCTAATAAATGGTGTCTCACAACAACCAGCAACACTTAGGTTGGATACACAAGGTGAGGTACAAGAGAATGGACTGTCTCACATTGCAAGAGGGTTAGAGAAGAGGCCATGTACTGAACATGTGAAGACTATTGCTGGTGTAACATCAAACAATAGTAACGATGTGTTTATCCACACCATTAGGAGAAGTGAGGATGAGGCATACGCTTTAATTGTGAAAGGAACTGATGTTGGAAGTACAGAACCCTCAGTTAAGTTAATTGATTTAACAGGTTATGCAACTGGTACTGCTGGTAATGAGGTGTACGTAAAAAAAGAAGATCAAGGGACTACTAATGTAACCGCATCTGATGTACTCAGTTCTTCTGTTAATACAGATGTGAGAAACTACTTGGGTAACTTTGTTTCCACTAATCCTTTTGAACCTAGTAAACTCTCTGCCACCACTATTGCTGACTTCACCTTCCTACTGAATAAAAGTGTAGTGGCACAACAATCAACTGCTGATGCAGATGATAGAGATTATGAAGCACTAATCTACTTTAAGATAGGAGACTTTGGTGCGGATTATAAGGTAGAGATTAAGGAATATAATGTTGATAGTAATGGGGAAATGAACCCAGACTCAATAAGGTCAACCAAAACAGCGGCCTTTAAAACTCCAGATAATAAAACAAAGAGTAGATCTGGGAGTGGTACTACAGGGAACACTGAGTCAATAAATAATCAAGCGGCTGTTATAGTTAGTAATATAGCATGGAACTTATATGATGGGATGACGAGTGTAAAAACTCATCCAGTTGAACTAAAGCAAGCAGCCACAGCAGGAGGTAGTGGCAGCCAAGGAGTACCAGTAGGTGAAGCATATGTACATCAGGTAAGTGTAAGTGAAGGAAGTGGAAATAGTCTTAGTGTGATACCATACACAGGTACAACAGGAGTTATTGATAATGGTACATTTACTGGTACTAAATTAAATAACTTAGGTGGAACTTACACGACTACATACAATGAAGGGGAGAGTATAATGCACATTAGTAATAGCCAATACCCTTTTACAGTAGAAGTTACAGATGGTAAGGGTGATGCTTATATGAGAGCAGTTAATGGTAGTGATGAAGTTGCACAGTTTGGGTACCTACCCGGATCTGGACTACCATCCCCTCAAGCTGATGGATTTGTTGCAAAAATATCTGGAGATAAATCCACAGGACAAGATGACTATTATGTTAAGTGGGAAGGTAACGTATGGAAAGAAACAATTAGACCTGTGTATCCCGGTGGATCTACTACCCACGCTCATGAAATAGTTAAGAAGAATGCGAGGATTAATTTTAATGCTGCAACAATGCCAGTTAATCTCTATAAAGCGTTTGGTACAGTAGATGGAACAGCTAACTCAATATACTTCATTCTTTCAACAGTAGATTGGTCACCCCGCACTGTTGGAGATTTGAACACAAACCCATTTCCTTCGTTTGCAAACTATGAATTGGGTGGGGATTCATCTACTGCACCTGTGGATTCAGATGATGCAACCTACACAATCAATGACATATTCTTTCACAGGAATCGGTTAGGGTTTGTGTCTGATGAGAATGTTATACTGTCTCAAGCAGGAGACTACTTTAACTTCTGGCACTCCACCGTACTTTCCGTTTTAGATACAGCAGTTATTGATGTAGCAGTTAGTAATAACCAAGTTGCTATACTTAAATCTGCTATCCCCTTTCAGGAAAACCTTGTATTGTTCTCAGATCTCCAGCAGTTCAAACTAACTTCAGACTCCTTCCTTACCCCTACCTCAGTAGTTGTTGACGTTGCAACGAACTTTGAGACCTCTACGGACACAAAGCCTGTTCCAGCAGGTAAAACGATATTCTTCCCATTTCAACGTGGGGCATACTCAGGTATCCGAGAGTACTTCATTGATGTAGCATCTGAGACTAATGATGCAAACGAAGTGACTGCTCATGTACCAGAATACATAGAAGGCACAGTTAAGAAGATGGCAGTGTCCTCTAACGAAGAGGTGCTACTGATATTATCCGACACTGACCGAAGGGAACTAATAGTTTATAAGTATTACTACAATGATAAGGAGAAGCTACAGTCTGCATGGTCTAAGTGGAAATTTGATGCAGAAATAATTGATGTGGAGTTCATTGGTTCAGTTGCCTTTATTCTATTTAGACGAGGGGATGGGACTAACGATCCAGTTTACCTAGAGAAGTTAACCTATCCGTAGACAGTGCTACTACTGTACTTGACGATAAGATAGGAGTTAGATTAGACAGAAGAGTTAAACTATCTACTGGAGGTGTTACTACATTACCGTACTCAGACGCAGATTATGATAAACTAACAACCTCTACAGTACAGGTAAGTGGAAGTAATCAATTTGGATCTAATTTAAAAATTAAAAACTTGAATACAACAGGTAACTTTTCTCCAAGAATAGGACAAACATTCTCAGCTTCAGGAGTGAGTGGTACTAAGTACAAGGTGATTGGTACTGAGGATGTTGATGAAACTGATTCTATTTCCACTTTCACCGCTGCCACATCAGACTTAATTACAACAAGTAAAGATCATGGGTTAGTTGTTAATGATGAAGTAGTACTAACCACTTCACTAAGTGACCTCCCCGCTGGTTTAGCAGTAGATACTATATACTATGTAAAGACTGTACCTAATCCCGATGAACTAACCTTATCTGGAACATCAAATTTAACAGCAACTATAAACATTACAGATACAGGAACAGGTGTTCACACACTTAATTTACAAACTTGTACCATAAAGATAACCCCCTCAATAGCTGAGTCAACTAAGTGGAGTGACGGTAAGGTTCTCACCTTTGACGAAAGAGAAGTAGAATACATAGTCGAAACAGGAGAGAAGATAACATCAAGTCAATTAGCAGGTGTGTTAGCTAATGGAACTCAACTATCTAACTCAAGAGGTAATAGCACTCCTGTGGTATACGCAGGTGTACCATATGACTTCAGATACCAGTTCTCACAACAGTTTGTTAAAAGTAATGATAACTCAATTAACTCAGGTAGATTACAACTGAGAAACTTTGAGATCTCTTACGATAAAACTGGAGCATTCACAGTAGAAGTTTCACCTAGACCATTTGATGCCCTCTACAGAGATGTCAACACACGTGAGTTCACAGGAGTTATTGTAGGTACATCCCTACTAGGACAAAAACAATTGGAAACAGGAGTATTCAGAGTACCTGTGTATTGTAACTCAAAAGATGTTAGGATAACAGTTAATAGTACATCTTGGTACCCTCTCGCTTTACAATCTGCCGATTGGGAAGCACTTCAAGTACTTAGGAATCAAAGAGTTTAATGGGATATAAGGTAAGAAAAACTACTAGGAATGATTGTCTAGTTCTCTCTAAGAAGATGAGACAGATAGATAGGAATGAGATATGGAGTTCACATAGAGCTACTCCCATTGAAGCTCTTGAACAAGGACTAAATGAATCAAGGGACTTTTGTTATACATTATTACTTAATGAAGAAGTAGTTGGTATCTTTGGAGTAAATAGAGTGGATAACAAATCTGGAGTAGTGTGGTTAATGGGGTCTAATAATATGACTTCAAACAAAAGTGGGTTCTACAAAGTATCAAAAGAGTATCTTAGGTTATTTAGGAAAGAATTTGATATGTTATTCAATTATGTAGATAATAGGAATAGACAAACAAGTAAGTGGCTTGAGAAACTAGGGTTCTCATTTATAAAACAGGAGCCTGAATTTGGGGAAGATGGTATCCCATTTAATTTATTTATGATAGGGAGGTAAGAATGTGTCATCCAGCAGCTTTTATGATAGCATCAGTAATACAACAACAACAAGCTCAACAAGCACAGGACGCACAAGTTGGTGCTGCGAATGCGGCAGCCCAAAAGAATGCAGAGTTACAGACTGAAGCATATCAAAATGATATGGCATCAGCTTATGCAGAAGAAATAAACATAGAGAAAGAAGGATACAAGAGTGCTGAGGACGCTGCTAGTGCAAAGTTAGATATGCTTGTGATGGCAAGAGAAGATCAGGCACGTTTACAAGCACAGAACTTTGAAACAATAGGTGGAGGACAAACTTCTGATGCTATAATGGGAAATCTCAGGAGACATATTGCTAACAACGTGAGAGATCTAGAGGATAACTTCCAAAGAGGAGTAGTCTCAAGGAGACAAGAAAGAGGCGGGATTACCAGAGATAGAATTAGTAGACGATTGCAGTACAAGAGTGCACTTCACAGTATGCCTACACAAGCCTATGCTTCCGCAAATGAGAGAGGTTTAAAAACGGCTGGTGCTGCTTTCCAAGGTTACTCTGGTTACAAGAGTTATACTAAAGTAACAGAGGCATCTTAGGAGAAACATGGCTTCAAAAGCAGAACTACTAGCTTCAGCTAGAAAAAAAGGATCGAAGCAGAAGATCTTTCGCAGAGGTAGAGGGACTAACACAAGTGTACGACAACCTGTTGCAAATAGAAATGCTGGAAGAGATGCGCAAGCTGTATCTGACTTTTTGGGTACTATGTTAAAGTTTGGGCCGGGGGTTTTAGACGCTCACAACAGAGATACAAATGAGGAGAACAAGAAGTTAGTCGCAAAGGGTGAAGCAACCTACAAAAATGCTACCCCAGATCAGAGAAGACAATTTAGGGACAATGTTAGAAATGGAGTAATATCGGGAGGAGAAAGTCCGTATTTTAGAGAAGGTTTAAAAAGATCACAAGCTGACGAAATGTCGTTAGAATACGGAAATGCAGTTATGCTTGCTTGGGAAAGTAGTGAAGCAAAGAATAGTGCAGACCCAGAAGCTTTTAATAACTTCTTAGATGAGTTCCAAAATAAAGCAGAAGGGCCACCGGGACAGAATCGTTCATGGCAAGAACGTATAGGTGATCTAGGCGATCATGTTGCTAATGAAGAGTTTTGGCCTAAAGCAGATGCAGTTAAAAGACAACTATCACAGATGCATTCAACGCATCAGAGAACTGAGTACACTAAGAAAGCACAAGCTAAAAAAGATTCATCCGAACGAGCTAAACTTAATGATGGATCTCTTGAAAATGCACTAGTCGATCCTCTTGCGGAACAACTACTAAATGAATATGTACAAGATGAATACCTAAGTACACATATAAATGTATTAAAAGAATCAAGAAACAGACTAACAAAAAAGAGACACGGAGGTAGTTTAAAATCTCAATTTATATCGAATGCCTATAGTAAAGGTATGAATAAGAAGGATGCATTAGTAGCGTGGAATATAAAGAAGCACAGATTAGGTGTAGAAGTTAATAACCTTTCTCTAGAAAATATCGGACAAGCTTCTCAGAGTGTCTTTACAACTGCGGCTCTTGCGAAAGAAGAAAAAGAAACACAAAAAGAACTAAGACACCCAACACACGGTGAAGCATATGAAGGTGCAGGATATTCCTCAAAAGCATCCGCATCTAGAAAAAAACCTACGGGACAAACTGAGTGGTACAGTCGTCATCGGTCGGCAACTACTACTGCTGATGCAGCTACCCTTAGTTTAGTGAATGCGGCTGATGAATTTGATTTAGACTTATCATCCATCGTTGAT